CACCCGCACATCGCCGGCCTCAACCGCACCATGCGCGAGCTGGTGAAAGCACGCCAAGGAGCCAAGGCATGAGCACTCACCCGATGCCCGCCTGCGAGGCGCTGGCGGCTGATCCGGCGCGCTACATGTTCCGCCAAATGCTGCATCAACTCCGCGCAGCGCGGGACTACGACCAACAGCGTGCTGAGTCACTGGTGCTAGTGGGCTACCTGAGCTGCGCGCTTGAGGTGGAACTGATCGATTGCGAAACCCATCGGTTGGTGGGCGACGAGATCCGGGCGTTCGTATGGGGGGCGGCCCAATGAAAGACATGGACCGCCATATCCGCGAAGAGGTGCTGCGCCGTTTCGAGGGTGACTTCGGCCTCAAGCGCCGCGCCGGCACCGACTACATGCGCGGCGGCACCTGCCCGAGCTGCGGCAAGAAGGAGCTGTATTCGCGCTACGACCAGCCCTGGTTTATCAAATGCGGCCGCGAGAGCAAGTGCGGCGAGCAGTGGCACGTGAAAGAGCTGTTCGACGACCTGTTCGACGACTGGAGCAAGCGCGCACCGAGCACCGAGCAGGCGCCGGCTGCCAGCGCCGATGCCTACCTGCAGTTCGCCCGTGGCTTCAACCTGGGCATGATCCGCGGCTGGTACAGCCAGGAGAACTACTGGAGCCGCGAGCTCGCCCAGGGCAGTGCCACGGTGCGCTTCACCCTGGAGAAGGGTGGCTACTGGGAACGGCTGATCGACCGCCCGCACCGCTTCGGCAAGCAGAAGGCGCGCTTCGCCCCCGGCCAGAGCATGAAAGGCTACTGGTGGTGCCCGCCGACCGTGGACCTGCTCGAGGTCGACGAGCTGTGGATCGTCGAAGGCATCTTCGACGCCATCGCGCTGCTGCACCACGAGCTCGACGCCGTGTCGGCCATGAGCAGCAACGCCTTCCCGGCCGAGTCGCTCAAGGCGCTGGTCAAGGCCCGCGCCGAGGCTGGCCGCAAGCTGCCGCGGCTGGTCTGGGCGCTGGACAACGAGCCGGGCGCGCATCGCTATACCCGGCGCTGGGCGAAGATGGCCCGCGAGTTGGGCTTTACCTGCGAGGCCGCGCAGATCCCGCAGCGCGACCGCAAAGTGGACTGGAACGACCTCCACCAGCGCTGGGCCTTTATCGAGGGCGACGACAAGCGCGCGGAGCAGATCGAGCGCGACCTGCGCGAGGCGCGTTATCACGGCAGCCTGCTGCTGGCCGAAAGCGCGGCGGAGAAGGGCGCGCTGATGTACGAATGGCGCGAGCGCCACGAATTCCACTTCGCGTTCGAGAACCGCCTGTACTGGTTCAAGATGGACCTGGAGAAGTTCAACAAGGCCATGCAGCACCTGGAGGAGTCCGAGCGCCAGGAAGACCAGTTGCTGAACGACCGTCAGCGCCGCGACAAGGCCCTGCGTCAGTGCGGCGCGGTGGTCGAAATCGCCAACTGCTACCCGCAGGCGCTGTACTTCCAGCGCAACGAGGTGACGGACGAGTCCTGGTACTACTTCCGCGTGGACTTCCCCCACGATGAGCCGACGGTGCGCAACACCTTCACCGGCGGCCAGGTGGCTGCGGCATCGGAGTTCAAAAAGCGCCTGCTCGGCATGGCCGCCGGCGCGGTGTTCACCGGTACCGGTGCGCACCTCGATCGCATCATGCGCGACCAGCTCTACGGCCTGAAAACCGTCAAGACCATCGACTACATCGGCTACAGCAAGGAACACAGCTGCTACGTGTTCGGCGACCTGGCCGTGCGCGGTGGCGTGCTCGAGCAGGCCAACAAGGAGGACTATTTCGAGTTCAAACAGCTGCGTTTGAAGACGCTGCAGAAGTCGATCCGCCTGGAGATCGCCCGTACCGACGAGGGGTACCGGGCCGAGTGGCTCGAGTGGCTGTGGACCTGTTTCGGCACCCAGGGCATCGTCGCGCTGGCGTTCTGGTTCGGCTCGCTGTTCGCCGAGCAGCTCCGCGCCGAGTATCCGAGCTTCCCCTTCCTGGAAGTGACGGGCGAGGCCGGCGCGGGCAAGTCCACACTACTGATGTTCCTCTGGAAGCTGTTCGGCCGTCCGGATGAGGAGGGCAAGGACCCCTCGAAAATGTCCAAGGCCGGCCTGCGCCGCTGGATGGGGCAGGTATCCGGCATGCCGCTGGTACTGCTCGAGGCCGACCGCAGCGACAACGACCGCGGCGCCGCCAAGGCCTACGACTGGGACGAGCTGAAACCCCTGTTCAACGGCGGCACCCTGGGCGTGACCGGCGTGAAAACGGCCGGCAACGAGACCTATGAACCGCCGTTCCGCGGCACCATCGTCATCAGCCAGAACGCCACGGTGATGGCCAGCGAGGCGATCCTCACCCGTATCGTCAAGCTGCACTTCGTGCGCCCCGAGGTCACCGCCGCCAGCCGCGCCGCAGCGGACAACCTCAACCACCTGAGCGCGATGGACGTCAGCCACTTCCTGCTGATGGCCGCCCGGGCGGAGGGCAAGGTGCTGGAAACCTTCCGCGCCCAGGTGAAGGTGCACGAGCAGGCCCTGCGCGAGCTGAAAGAGATCCGCATCGAGCGAATCATCAAGAACCACGCCCAGCTGCTCGCCCTGGTCGACTGCCTGCGGCTGATCATCCCGCTCACCGATCGGCAGCACGCCGGCGCGCAGCGTGAGCTGGTGGCCATGGCGCTGGCTCGCCAGACCGCCGTCAACGCTGACCCGGCCGAGGTGGCCGAGTTCTGGGAGGCCTTCGACTACCTGCAGGGCCTGAGTGAGGACCCGGTGGTGGACCACTCGAAGAAGCCGGACGTGATCGCCGTGAACCTCAACGAGTTCTGCGAGCGCGCCGCCGACCACAAACAGAAGATCGCCGACATCGGCACGCTGCGCACCCTGCTGCCCAACAGCCGGTCGCGCAAATACCTCATGCACAACAAGGGCGTGGACAGCGCCGTGCGCGCGGCCTTCAACCGCCGCAATCCGATCAGCCAGCGCGGTACCACGGTGAAGTGCTGGCTGTTCCAGAACCCCGACCCGACCAGGCGCGGCAACGCCTGATCGGTCGAGCAACACCCCAACCCAAGGAGAAGCACCATGCAAGACGAAAAAACCACCGAGCCCAAGCCGTTTTCAGCACTCAAGGAGGCGCTTTTCTACCTTGATTACGCCAACGACTCAGTTCTCGAGGCGGAACGCGACCTGGCGAAAGCAAAGCAGGCGTTCACTGACAAGCTGCGAGCGCTCGGGCCTGTCTGGATTCAGGCATCCAATGCGGCTGAAAAGATGGGAGAAAAACTGCCAGACGCGTTCCGTGAAGGCGGGCTGCTCATCAGGTTCGACGAGGAAGGTGTAGCGAGTGTCGATCGCTTACCCGACGCCGCCTCGAGCCACACGTTGTACACGCTGGCCAACAAGGCTGGCGAGTAAGCAGACCAACCCAAGGAGAAGCACCATGCAAAAGCATTTCAGCCTTACCAACGCCATGCGCGAAAAAGTCGCCAACCAACTCACCGTGCAGGCGGTCGCCCAGCACGGCCCGCGCATCGCTGCTGACCTCGCCGCGCTCAACGAACAGTACTGGGCAAAGCACCGCGCCGCCGTTGAGGCGCTGCCCGGATTGAGCAAGAAGCACTGGCCGGACCTGATCTTGGCCGGAGCGGTGACAGCTACAGCGAGCTGCACGCCCAGCTATATGCAGCTGCGCGAGGGCAAGGCCCCGTACGAACAGAAGCTGGTGGCCGTGTACAAGCACCACAAGGAAGACGCTCGCAATGCGCTAGTTGCCCAGGTGCTGGGGTCGTCTGCCTTCGAGGGCGTCAGCCGCTACCTGGAGCGTGAGCGTTATGAGGGGCACTGGCTTATCGGCTTGAAAAGCCCAACTGGTGGTGTTCCGCGCCTGCATTACATGGAGCGAATCACCGACCCCGCGTTGGAATCGCTCGCGCTGCTGATCTGCTCCGAGATTGCGGGTGTGATCGACGCGGCGGTTGCTTTCCGCGCCCAGGCGATGGACGTGCTGCTGGCCTGCCGCACCTCCCGCCAAGTCGAAGACCTGTTCCCCGAGGCCGCCAAGCTGCTGCCGCAGCCGGTGAAAAACGAGAAGGCGCTGGCACCGACCGAGCTGGCTGCCAACGTGCGCAACATGCTCAACCAGGGCGTTCCGCCCGTTGTGGCCCAGGCGTGAGGGTGGCGGCGATGAACCACTACGACGATGACGAACCAGGCCTCAGCCTGCGCGCCCGGCTGGCCATGACCGGCTGGATCGGTACCGGCCTGGCCGGCCTGCTGACCGCGGCCAACCACCTGCCGGACCTGTTCCTGCTGATCGCACGCTGAAAACAAGAAGGCCCCGGTGAGCGGCAACTCACCAGGGCCTGACCAACCCAAGGAGAAGCACCATGCAAGCACATCACACCCAGGGAGGCGGGGCACAGCATAACCCAGCTTGCCACCCGCACCTGATGACCATCGCCGACGTCCCTGAAAAGCTCTGCCGCAAGTGCGGCGACACCTGGCCGGCCGACACCGAGTTTTTCTACCGCCAGGCCGCCAAGTCGGACGGCCTCGGCAGCGTCTGCAAGGCCTGCTATTCCGAGACACCCAGCGTCACCGCCCGCAACCGCAACAAGGCCGGACGCATCAGCTCGGATTGGGAGCGGCTGTTCCAGGAGGAGGTGCGCCATGCGTAAGGCCGCGACGAGTGACATTGAGATCGAATGCCAAAACCACGCGAATTGCGGCGACTACTGTGAGACGCCACGCGAAATCGCAATGGTCCTTTGTGAGGACTGTCTCGACAGCTACGACATGCGTGAGCGTGAGCGCATCGAACTGAAGGCCCTGCGTGAGGAGAACGCCGAACTTCGTGCAGCCCTATCAAAGCAGTCCGATCAGCCGGTTGCGTTTCGAGAGTGCCGCGTCATCAGTTTCCGCCCAGGTATGGGGGAGGTCACGTTCCGCGTTGCCGGTGGTGTGCCAGATTTCATGGATCCAGGCTGCACGATCTATGTGTCTGAAGCCTCCCCCATCGCGCAGATCGCCCCGCGACCTACTGGCCTGTCTCAGGGTTGGAATCTAGTGCGCCAGTGCGACGGATTCGTTATCGGGCACAGCAGCGATGAGCCGAAGGAGCGTCACAAGGCGCAGGCACTGCTGGATGGTCGAATATACGTCCCGTTTCTAGTTGCGCAGACCGCCCCGCAGCCGGAGCAGAGCGGGCTTGTTGCAGTGCTTGAGCGCATCAAGCGGGACACGGTTAAGGATGATCCGCTAGGGCATTACGACGCTGTATGCCACGCACTGAGCGAATACCGCGCCGCCCTATCCGCGCAAGGAGGCCGCTATGCCCGTTGAAATCCGTACTCGCTTTGCCGGCATGACCTACGTGGCCACTGTGCGCGGCGAGAAGCGTACCGCCAGCAACACCATCGGCGCCCGACAGGCCGCCGAAGCCATGGCCCGCAAACTGGGCCTCGATCCGGCGCTGCTGCGCGAAACTCAGCGCGACCTGCTGCGCAATGGGGTGGAGTTGTTCGTGCATCCGGAAACGCCGAAGGCGAAGGAGGTTGCCCATGGATGACCTCTTCGTACTGCAGGACAGCCGCAGCAATGTCGGCAGCCGAGCGATGTTCTGGCGCCTCGGCGGCGGCTATACGTCCAACCTGGACGAAGCCGAGCAGTTCACCCGCGAGAGTGCGGTCAGGCAGTACGAATCGCGGGAGACCGACTTGCCCTGGCCTGTCGCTTACGTTCGGGAGCGAGCCCAAATAGGTGTCGATTGCCAGTACCTGAAACTCAACGAGGAACAAGCGCTGGCTGCCGCTCCGGAGAGCGACCGCATCTATGTCGCGCATAGGGGCGACTGGGACGGCAACTGCCTGATCTGGATGGGCAAGGGCGGGCGCACCTCCAACCTGGCAGACGCCACGACCTGGAGCCTTTCACACGCGCCGGGATTCGTCGGCCGGGGCTACGTGCCGTGGCCAAAAGGCTACATCGATCAGCACAGCCGCCCGGTCGCACTTGCCGCCTCACTCAACCACAAACAGGCACTGCGCGAGGTTGGCCTCAAGCTGCCGAAGATCAAGCGCCAACGCATCCGGCGGTATGTCACTCACTGCCATGGCTGCGGCCGGTTCCTCAGCGAGCGTCAGGTATACGGCGACTGCCCGAACTGCGGCGTGAGCAACGCACCATGAGGCCGCTCTAGAAATCACACCAACCAATTCGAGGCCCGGCAACGGGCCTTTTTCTATTGCTGCGGGTGCGGCACCGGTACCGTGCCCGCTGGGTTTCGCGTGGGGACGCATATGGCAGATGGAGTCGAGGTAAGGGGCCGCTCGATCAGGGTGTACTTCCGCTACGAGGGGAAGCTGTGCAAGGAGCCGTTCGCCGGCGAGCCAACGCCCGGCAACCTGGAACGGGCGGAGCGGCAGGCGGCGATCATTCGGCATGAGATCCAGGCAGGGACGTTCAACTATGCGCGCTGGTTTCCCGATTCAGCGCGGGTGAAGGAGGCGAACTTCGGCCACTGGATCGACCTCTGGCTGGATATCAAGCGCAACGAACTGGCGCCGTCGGCGATCAGCAGCCACGAAAGCAAGATCCGTTGCCACATCCGGCGGCAATGGGCCGATCGACAGGCCGAGGACATCACGTTCGTTGAGATGCAGCGGTGGGTGCAGAAGAAGCTGATGCCCAAGCTGCACAACAAGACGGTGCGCGAGATCGTGGCGATCGTGAGGCAGATCTATCAGCTGTACCGCACCACGAACCAGGTGGCGTTCGACCCAACGGAGGGCATCGTGATCCGGATGCCTGACGATGAAGACCCGGACCCGTTCGAGCGCAAGGAGATCGATGCCATCCTTGGCACGTCATCGCCTGGCCGTGAGCAGGAGCTGGCTTTGATCAAGTTCATGATCTGGACGGGGCCGCGGGTGAGCGAGGCGATCGCGCTGGCCTGGGAGGATGTCGACCTGGAGCGGGGCGAGGTGATCTTCCGCCGCGCCCGGGTGCGCAGCGCCTACAAGGTGACGAAGACCAAGCGTTCGACGCGAAAGCTGAAACTGCTGAAGCCCGCCCTCGAGGCGCTGCGGGCGCAGGCGGAGCGGACGAAGGATCGGCCGGCGGTGGAGATTGAGGTGACGGACCGGGACAACCGGACGATCAGGAAGCAGAGCGTGCGCTTCGTCTTCCACAACTCGCACACCGATCTGGCGTATTCAACGGCAGATAACTTGCGCAACGGCTGGTGGAACGCTCATCTGAGGGCGGCGGGTGTGCGCCACCGCGGGCCGAACAACTGCCGGCACACCTTCGCCAGCCAGATGCTCACCAGCGGCGTGGTGCCGCTGGATTGGATCGCCGAGCAGATGGGGCATACGTCCACGGCGATGATTCACAAGCACTACGGTACCTGGATCAACGAGGACGCCGCCGACATGACCAGCCTCATCGAGCGACAGCTGAAGCTGTAACGCCGCTCATTCCCACGCCGAAAACCGCTGGAAGCCCCGTAATTCGGGGCTTTCGGCTGTCTGGTGGTTCCCAAAGTGTTCCCATTTCGTTCCCATCAGCCCCTCGCGCAACGCCGCAGGCCAGCAAACACGCGCCTCTATAGTCGGCAGACGTTGATTTCGAATCTCTGCGCTTCCGCCATCTGCAATCCTGAAGGCCCCGATTACGGGGCCTTCAGCGTTTCTGCGGTACGGAAAACGAGCGCGGATGTTGCCAGGACCGGCGAATGTCAGGCTGCAGTTCCATTGCGTAGGCTGCCCGCGCGACTTCCTGCAACATCCGTAGGGCAAGTTTTGCTCTGACAGTGTCGACGCACGTTGTGCTGCAGTTGGCACTTGCCAGCCAGAGCGATGCGAAAGCCACTGCTAGAATCCGCCGCCTGACAAATGGAGTTGTCATCATGAAGCGATTCAGGCAACCGGAGGCATTTGCCCTGGTTCAACAATATTTCGAACCGCTGCTGTTCAGCGCGCGGATGGATTCGCCCTCGACCATCCGCGTGCTGTTAGTCGATGAAGCGGCAGGCGAGTCGCTCTTGCTCACCGGTTTGCCGTGCCGGCTATCGCTTTCCCGCGCCGAGATCACCGGGCTGATCAATACCATCGATCTGGACGCCGCCGCGCTGCGGCCGGCGCTGCTGAGCAAGCTCAAGCGCCCTCGCTTGCTTGGCTAGTCACTGAGGATGGAGCGTGCGACGTCACCAGCGCCAACAGATTGCTCGCCATGAAGGGCGTCTGCTCCCTGAGCGAAAACAGCTTGGGTGACAGCAACCAGGTGTGGGTGATGCCCATCAGGCTCGAATAGAGCAGCAGCGCCAGCGATCGTGGGGATTGGCAGTTGCCGGTGCCAGGGGTTTGCTGACTTCGCTCGACGAGCGCCTCCAGCAGCTGGACCATGTCGCGGGTCAGCTTGCGTTCACGCTTCAATGTGCTGGCCATCTGTGTCGTGAGTTCGGTCTTGTTCAGCAGGATCTCGAAAGACTGGCGATACCAGCGGTCCTCGAGCAACAGCCGAAACCAGTCGTCGATGAAGTGCTCGAGCGCGACAAGCGGCTCGTCGGCCAGCTTTCGGCTGCGGGCGATGAGCTGCTCCAGCGGTGCCTGGGAGTAGGCCAGGACCGCTTCGTACAGTTCGTCCTTGTTTTTGAAATGCCAGTAGATCGGGCCGCGGCTGAAACCGGCGCTGTCGGCGATCATCGCCAGCGTGGTGTTCGAGTAACCGTTGCGGCTGAACAATTCCAGCGCCGCGGCAATGATCTTCAGACGGGTCTGTTCGGCGTCTTCTTTGGTCCGGCGCATGTGGGGCCTCAGATGATGCGCGGTGGCTCAGCCAGAACGCGCTGTGCGACAGCGCGCCGTGGCTGATGAATCGGGCGCGTCGCGCCCGTCAGGGGCTGAGGATTCAGAGTTTTCCGTCCGCGGCCATTTGCATGTAGGTGGTATCGAAGCGCAGTTTGACGTTGGCGTCCGAGCCCATCAACTTGCCGCCAGGCATGGCGATGCCGATAAAGTCTACCGAGTCCGCACCGTCGCCCAGCAGACCGTGGTCGAAGGAGAACCTGCGCACGCTGTCCATGGCCTGATACGCCTCGTCGCTGGT